CGTTTGTATGAAAAGTTTGGTGATGTTGCTACCATCAAAGTTCCTTGTACCCGCGAGGGTCTGATCGTCTGTAAGCGACTCTCCGAGCAAGGTATTAGGGTTAATGTCACATTGATCTTCTGCGCCGCTCAGGCGGTCCTAGCGGCAAAGGCAGGGGCAGCATACGTTTCTCCCTTTGTAGGACGCCTAGACGACCAGTCAGTGGCAGGTCTGGAGGTTGTACGATCTATCTCTGAGTTGTTCCGTATTCATGGAATGAGAACTCAGGTTCTGTCTGCATCTATTCGTAGCGTGCAGCGTGCTATTAGGTCATGGTATAATGGTGCTGAGATTGCAACAATGCCACCAAAAGTATTCGATCAAATGTATGATCACATTCTTACCGACAACGGTATGGAGATTTTTGAAAACGATTGGAAAGAGGTTCAACAGTAATGTTTACAGTTTATTCAAAGGATGGATGCCCTTATTGTGATAAAGTGGGCGAAGTATTAAGGTATGCTGAAATTAAGCATGTGATATATAAACTTAACAGGGATTACACACGCGAAGAGTTCTATGATAAATTTGGGGAAGGTTCAACATTCCCAAGAGTAGTCAAAGACGATGAACTTATTGGTGGATGTATGGAAACTGTTAAGTATCTAAGAGAACAAAAACTAGTCTAATGGAACAAAACCTCATCGACATCTATGATCTTGTGGAACATGCAATTGACAATGCCTTTGAGGGACAAATGAACTTAAAGTTTTATGATTATCTCAAAGATTGTAAAACTAAAAAACATGAAGTAGATTCATTCATTGAAAGTTCTACCATAAAAGAAATAGATTCAATTGTTCTTGACCTTGATGAATATATCAAAGGAGGTGCTGACAGCGAACATAAGCAATTGCGAGAAGGTTACGGTCATATTCCCAAACCTCAAGCAAGAAAAATTAGAAACTACTTAGTGAGTTTCATAGAGGATGCGAAGAGGTATAGTCATGATAGACGACCAGGAAGAAGGAAAAAGCAATCTAAATAAATCAGATCCTCATATTAATCGTGGGGTAGAGTTGCTATTACGCAA